TCCAAAACTTGCCATTGAACTATTTGTTCCTGTCCCACCTTCTTCTTCTTCAAGCTCTTCTTCTATAGGACCACCTACATTCATTGGAATGCCATACAATAAATTCTGTAAGTATGCTTGTTGCTCAACACTACCTCTACCCATATAGGATTGAGGGTTAGCTAAGAATGATTTCTCATCAAAAGAACTAAGTCCTTGCTTTCCTGCGAGTTTATTAAAGCTATCAGTACTAAAACCTGAATCATTTAAATATTTAAGCATATCCGTATTTTGAATCGCCTGTCTACCTAAAGGTCCTTCTGCTCTTCTATATCCTGTACCTATTCCTAAAAAACCTGCACCTGGATTAGCTTTCATGTAAGCATCTTTACCTGCTCTACCTGCTTTTCTTTGAGCTCTATTAAACTGTCTAACCTCTTTACTTTTTGCATACAATGGTGCTGCCTCTAATACCTGTGCTCCAAACGATGCTAACTGCTGAAACCCTTGTGTCTGTGCTGCTGCTGCTGCCTGACTAGCATCTGATGCTGCCATCTGTGCTCCTGCAACCTCACCCAAATCTAACTGAACACCAACATCACGAAGCCTTGACTCCTCTGCTGCTGCTGCCCTATCCAATGCAGTCATCTCTTGACCCATTGCTGATCTAATTCCTTGCTGACCTTTTTGTTGTGCTAGTTGTATTCTACCTACACCTGCTGCTGCACCACGTTCAGACTCTCTTGCTGCCTCAACACCTTGTGCTCCTGCAACTAATAAAGCCTCACGTTCAAGTTCGTAAGGTTCTTTCTGTATAGCTAGTGCATCTAAATAGTTTACTTCAAGTTTTTTTCTAGCTGCAGCCATTGCTTTAGCTGCCTCACGTTCTGCTTTTTCCTGAGCCTTACGTTGTTGACCTGCCTGAATAAAAGATGCACCCATACCTATTGCTGATATTCCCAAACCAATTGCTGCTGCTACTCCTGCCATAATTTTTCTTTTTTATTATATTCTTCCATAGTTATTGAAAAAAAACTATTTTCTATTGCTTTCATATCTCTTGTGTCTGTTGGATTTGCTATTACATTTATCCATACGCAATCTTCTACACATTTAATTATCCTTTTAGTACCCTTAAAAGAATAAGACCAACAGGGAGCTATATGCTCTACAATTTCATTTTCATTTTCAACTACAACTTTTCCAGATAATAAAAACCAAAAATGATTTGTATGATGTATAGCACTTATCACTATAGTACTTGCTTTCATTTTCATCTGACGCATATATAATCCATCAGTAAAGTTATTTGTTATTGGGAACTCTTCATTACTAACTAAATTTTTACCATCACCATATACATGTTCATTATCACTTTCAATAATTACATTTTGTAATACCTCTAGTTTTTTTATAAAATTAACTGATAACTCACTATCCATTACTTCAAAGATACTAATTTTAAGGAAATGATTTCATTACCTCTGATTCAACTGCAAACAACTCAACTGCACCTGTATTATTATTAGTTAGAGTAAACACTGCGTAGTGTCCTAATATACCATGAGACTCGGCAGTACCGTTCTTTATAAAGAAATAATACACTGGTGTTGTCGGAGGTAAGTTGCCTAAAGGATTTCCTGAAGAATCAGTAATAGTGGTGTCAATTATTAAGTAGTTTTCTGCATTAACTATATCCTCTACTTTACCAACAACCTTACCAATCAAGGTAACTACATTTCCAACCTTGGTGTATACAAGGTCACCTACACTTATAATTGTACCTATACTAACAAGTGGGTCTACACTAAAATAAACAAGCACCTGTGCAGGATTACTTATGTTAGCAAATATATTATTACCAATTCCATTGGCAGACCTTAAAGGATACTGTGTTTCGCTTGCAGGTTCTGAACTTGATGCCCTAAGATACCCAAAGTATGCACCCTCTTTTAAAACAAACTCATCAGCTTGAATAAAATTACCCAACTGCTGATCACTATCTACACTGGCACTCCAAGAGTCATCAGACTCTAATGCTAATGTTTTAAATATCTTATTTGATAAAGGCTCTTCATTAAACACAGAAGTCATTATTGATGCGTAGTCTATTCCATAATAGTTATTTCTTCTATCATTAGTATTATGCCTGTACAAGTTTCCTTCTTTAAAAGTGTAAAAATAATTGTTCATACCAATCATCCAGTCAGGGTGATATGAATAAAATGATGGAAACCCTTTTACTCCATCATCATATGTTAATGTATATTTTGCCATATTTTATTTTATTGTGGTTGACAATTTCCAGAAATACACTGTGAAATATCAACTATTTCTCCATCTAATATTTCAAATACTTTAAATACTCCTGAACCTGTATTTGTACTTGTTTCTGCATAAGCATAAAACCCATCACCTAAACCTAATCCACCAACCTGAACTACGTCACCTATTGTTAATGTAAAATAATCATTACCACTTACTGCAGTTGCACTTATATTTATATCATAACTATTGTTACAGTAAACATTACAGGTTAGTCTGTTAGCTGAAATAAAGAAATCTCCTGAACACACTGGACCTGTTGTTAATACACCTAACGTTCCTGAAGCTTGTTCTCTGTAATCAGCATCAAAAGGCTCTCTATAAAATCCATCTATTGCAGGAACACTTAATGCTGCATCTTGATATATTGCAGTTCCTGTGCTAAAAACTTCTCCCAGTGGCATATAAACGGAAACATTTGCACCACCAATACAAAATAAATCTGCAGCAGAAATACTATTAAATTGTAAGCTAATTAAGTTTTCCTGACAATTTGTGCAGGGTTGTTCAACTTTTTGCAATTTACAATTTGTTAATTTTCTTGAAATTACTCCATCTGAATACCATCCATCAGGTGCACAAATTGTTTGGTCAAAGTCAGTAAAAACTTTTGTTGCAGTTGATAAACTTGGTCCATTTAAATAATAATTTCCTAAAGTAGCCATGTTAATTTTTTACTGTAAAATTTAATACTGTTAATATAAATTTCTTTTTAATGGTATCAACCCATAATGTAAGAAAAGTTATTTTACCAATTCTAATAACAATATCTATTTTGTTATATTTTTTTGCGTTTGCTTTCCAGTTATTTATATATTTCATAATTATTAAGGTTGACAATTACATATTTGACCATATATTTCTATTCCTGCATCCATAGTTGAAATTGACTCAATACAAGCTGAATACGCTTGAGTAGGTTGCAATACTTGAGTAAAAGTAGCTCCTCCACATAGCACTACTGATAATGTTGCAACGGCTAATCCATTATTTTCAAATTGAACAAAATCACACTGGTTATCACAAGTATCTCCACTTATAGACGAAATAGTAACAGTTGAAGTTACAAAAGTATAACCTGTAACTTTCCATAAACATCCTACACCTGTAACATTAACAGTAGTTTCTATAGCTAATTGAGTAGGGTAATCTGCGATTAATTGTTCACCTGTAATACAATCTTCAATAACATGATTGAACTGAGGACAATCACATCCCTGCCAAACCAAACTAAAATTAGCTGACTGATCTATTGCTTCAGATGTGCAGATTTGTACTGTTTCTAGTTCACCTATTACTACAAAGAAATCTTTATTTTCACCACATTTTTTGTAAGTAAAAGTTTGTGAACCAGGACCTGCTCCTGTAACACTATAATAATTACAAACCTCACTACAATCTGCTACAGGATTTACAGACGTTATGTTTGTTGTAACACTTCCTGAAACAAATTCTACTACTTCATATACACATGAATCTGTATTAACAGTAACTAAATCACCTATTGTGTAGCCTGCATTTGTTGCGTATTCTGTATTACGACCTCCTGTACTCCAATCTAAAACACATCTTTCTAATTGAACTAAATTAGCTATGTTACATTCACAATATTTTAATGCAATAGTTACATTTGCAGGAATCGGATCAATTGAACGTGCACATATTGCTTGATTTGTGTCTTGTAATAAACTTACGGTTTGAGGTAAGAAATCACAATCCACATAATTAATATCTGTAGTGCCTGGATTTGTACTAATTAAATCATATTCTTGACAGAAATTATCACAATCCGTTCCCGAAGTAAGAGCTGAAACTGTGTCAGTAACCTCATCAGTAGACGAGCTAGTTATTTCAAAGTAACAATCAGGTAGTCCTGCTAATTGTACAAATTGACCTATAGTATAAGGACCTTGAATTACTTCAGTATTTACAACACCATCCAGTCTACATTGTGTTACAATAAATTTATCTGCATCAGAACATCCACAACACGAATCAAAAGGACTTATGGTTGAATAACACAACTCTGCTAACACAGGCTCTCTGTAGTCATATATTAAATAAAGCTTATCCCCTGAGTTACCAGAAGGTACAACAAACTGTGATAAATATGTTGAAGGTGCACCTGAAGCATCTAAACCACCTTGGTTTGATGCATTAATTAAATCTTGTATCGATGCAGGAGTATTAACATATAGTGTGCTACTTCTTAAATACTTAAAGTTCATTGGTGGATTTGCAAAAACAAAGTCATCAGTTGGTAATATCTTTTTTGATATTATTGATACAATTGCACCATCAGCAGGAATTACTCCTGCACCTTGTGGTCCTGAAACTGAACTGTATTGAGATACTAATGGTGCATTAGGTGCAGACAACAATTTAACTTGTTCTTGATGTAAAGGTGAAATAAATAAACCATCAACCCATCTATATTGGTTATGTATAAACTTACCTGCATCTACATCATCAGAAACACACACTTGAATTATTTCTAAAGTATCAGCTATAGGACAGTTAACAATAAATTCTACATCAGCATTTAATGTGCCTGAAAAAGTTAACTCAACAGTATCTATTAAAACTTTATTCTTATCAAAAGTTAAAGTGTTTAACCCTGTGTTTAAATTAATTAACGATGTATTACCATCATAAACAGAAGTTAATGTAAAAGTTCCACCTGATAAATTATTAACAGTAACATCAATATTTACATCTCCTACCAACTGTCCTATATTAAAACAAAAAACTCTAGTAACTTCACTATACACAAATGCTTTTGTAACACCACACTCTATACATGGGTTTTCAATAGGCAATAAATCATCATTAGTACTAAAAACATATTCATCCATGTAAGGATCATAGCCACCAAGTTTTTGTGTGTTAGGTGCTGCAATAAATCTATCTCTAAACCATGAACGCATTCCTGCTTCAGATATAACTGTAAGTTGCTCATTACTATAAGCACTACCTTTTAATTGAATTAATACGCCACGTTTTTGATCAGAAAAATATTTATCGTATCCATACACTGCAAAACTTTCTGGATTAAAACTTATACCAAACTCTTCAAGTCTTGCTATTTGAGTTCCAAGAACTTCAGGCACAGAAGTTATAGCTCCTCCAACGGCAGAATCAGATAATAAATTTTTACCTGCTAATACGTAAGATATTTTATCTTCTTGAAGAGTAAGTATATCGGTACTTCTAGCAAATAATTTTTGTATAGGACCAAACGACTCTTCTGTTCTTTTGAAGTTTAATAAACCTAAATTAAATTCATTAAGTTTATTTACATTACTTTCATCGTTGTATATCCCACTATAAGTAATATCAGCAAACCTATTAGCTTGTCGATAATCTTCTGCCGATACAGTTGTAACTCTGTTACCTAATAGAAGTGGTCTTCCAACCAAAGAGTCTCTTATTTTATAACTTTCAACACCATTACCAAAGGCAAAACAATTAAAAAACGATGTATCTATAATTGCAGGCTGAGATAATGTTTGAGATTGTACATTTCCTAGATGAACATTTTCAACCGATGTTGAAACTATAGTTATGTTTGCAGGGTCATCAGGTGGTGTAGATGATGATGTAGACATAGAGTTACAATCACCGTTTATATTTGACATTGATTCTCCTGGCTCTAAAATAACTTGCTCTTGAAAACCATTTAATGTATACTCAAATGCTATTGGATTTGTTTCTGAAGAAGAAACACTTAAATCAAATAAACAACCCTCTTTAACAATGTCAAAAGTTTCCGAACCTTCATACCATACATCAGGTTGTGCATCTGTTGGAAATGTTTCAAAAACAATAGTACTCTCTGCTCTAAATATTTCAAAAGTAACTTCTACTTTAGACCTTCTTTTGCTTGTAGTTCCACAAGCTTTTGTACCAGAAACTATAAAACGTATTTCGTTTGTATTATTTGAGCCTGCTCCTGTATCTTTAAACCATCTATAAAAATTAGTACATAATGATGGTATAATACCATAAGTATTAAAAACTCCTGATGTATTTGTGGGAGTTGGTATGTATTCGTTTTGTATATCACATCCTGAGCCACCAACTTCTTGTTGTCCTGTGTTTAGTATTTCTTGTACATTGTCTCCATTCCACCAATCTATAACATCGTCATAATCTTTAGATGAGGTTAACGTAGATTCTAAATTATATATTCTACGTTCACATCTATTGTTACCTTGACTAGGTCCTCTTCTTCGGAATTTAAAACTTAACTTAATTCTACTTCCTGCGGGAATTGTATAGTTTATAAAATTACCTGTACCATCGTCTTCACCAAAATTTTTATATGCTAATATAGGAGCACTACCATCTCCTCTTGCAGTTTTACTTTGTTTCCCTGGTAAAATAAATGGCTTATCACCTAACGCAACAGAAAAATCTTGAGCCTTCATTTTCATATAAGTACCTGCAGGAATAGGAACTTCATTATCTTCTTCATCTAAAATTGGAGGCACAATAAAATCTGCCTCTTTAGCTTCTTTTTCTAAAACAGTAGAATAAGCACATCTTAATAATGAACCACTTGTATCTGCTTTTACAATATACCTATCTCCTGTTTCTACCTTTCTTTGATTTTCTCCTTCTAATAAAAAGTATGTTTCGCTAGTTGTTGGGTCTGTAAAAAATATGTTTGTGTAAATTGTTTCATAGCCTTCAGCACTAGGCTTTATTGCGAACTTATATTTTGTTGCCCAGTATGGAGGTCTTTGTTGTGTAGGTATAGTTACTTGAATAGAATTTTTTTGGTCTGAAAACCCACAAGGTACATGTTCAGAATTTAATGGACTTACTAAAGCAGTAGATGCCCTATTATATTCATCCATATAAATCATGCCTATCTCATAATCTCTATTACTATGAAGACTTTTAGTGTCAGATATTTTTTGGTAAGTAACTTCAGCAAAACTCCATCCATAGTATTCGTAAGCATTTTGAGTTGGAGCAGCAACATCGTCTACTCTACGCATAGCTATTAATTCAAAACCAATAGTGTTTGACCCTATAGAAGTAACAATGCCTACTGGTTGATTAGCTGAAGATATTCCACTTTCAAATTTTGTCCAACTTGTTGGTTGTGAAGCATCCAAAATATTAGGAATGTTACAGTTTATTATATCTGTTAAAGTAAATCCATCACAAGAAGTCTCTACTAATGGGTCTGAGTCATATACTGGCTTTAAAGTACCGATACCTACTTTTTCTTGAAAGTCTAAACTTGTAGCTAAATCAAATACACTATTGAATGATTGTGGTAATACATAACTCCACTCAATATTTGTTTCTGGAGTTGTTTCTGTAGGTGTGTTACCTTGAAAATCTCTATGAATAAAAGAGGCATCGATAGATATTGATGAACCTGCTACTAAGTCTACATCTTCTAGGTCTATAACAAGAGTGCCATCTATTATATTTACGGTTGCACCAAAAGTATAAGATGCGTTATCTGTAGAATCTTCAATTGACTCTAAACCTATGAGTTCAGAAATTAGTTCTGTCTCAAACTCAAATCTTACAGGTGAGTCATTAATGTCAATCAAGTTGTAGTTTTCAATGTAGTTTCCATACATTAATCTATTACCCATTAAGGTTTGAGATTTTGCAAATAAAGGAACATTGTCATATAATCTTAATAACTCCGACTCTGGAAGTATTGTGAATATTTTACTGTTTCTAAATGTAAAAGTATAATCAGTATTATCTGCTAATCCTAACTCAGATTTTTTAATTTTTTCTATAACTTTAATTATAGTACCCTCACTATCTTTAAACAACAAATCTATAGCAGTAACTAAAGGTCCTCCTGAATTATATGTGATAATAGCAGTATTAAACCGATTTACTACACCTTCATTTAAGTAAGACTCTGCACTAAAATCAAAAGGACTTGTATTAAAAGCTGCATCTGAAAACTGAGATGTAGCTGAGTATTCATCGTCTTGATATTCATAACGATAAGCAAATGAAATAAATCTCTCTTCTAAATAATTTTCATCTCCACCACTTGTTGTTGTTAGCTCAACACTAGGTGCGTTGTGTGGAGGCTTTTTAATAACCAATAATGACTCTTCTAATAAACCTGCATTGCCATTTCCATCTACCCTTGGAGTTCCACTGGGAATTGCGTAGCTACGGCTTGTATTTATAAATCTTGGTGGATTATAATTGTCTGTCCAAAACAACAACCCATCAATTAAATCAATTCCTGTAACAAGATATCTTTCATTAAAATTTAAAACAGTTTCTGTGGGATTAGTTCCACCTTTAGAAACACTAATAACATGATATACGGTGTCATTAGTTATGGTATTAAAAGAAACAATTAAATCAATTTTTCCTGTAGCACTATTTCCTGTAAATGTAGGGTCATGTACAAGCCAATATATAGTTTCGTTTGCACCATCTTCTAAAGCTCCAATACATTTTGCATTATTACTCAAGCTTTGTCCTTCATAAGATAGTGCTGCTACTAAAGTATTTCCTTTAGAGTTTTCAACTGCACCTATTTCTGTTGATTCAGATGATCCTAATCTAACATTTACTGCATCAATATATTGTCCGTTAGGAACGAGTCTCTCGTCAACGGACTTATTCATTTTACCTGCTATAAAGTTTCTTTGGAATGTAGCCATATTATTTTATCCACTTGTCTCGACCTCTCAGATTCATCAATAATCTTCCTGGGTGTATATTGCTTAATCTTATTTTTGCGTTTCTAAGAAGTGCTGATTTAGCTTTTCTAGCTCTGTTAACAACATACTCTTGGACACCTAATTTACTATTTAATATTTGATAACTAATATATGCATAAACATAATCTTCAAATAATTTATTTACAGTTACTTGTGTGTCATCACCATTTTCCATTCCATCAGATATGTATTCTAATATACAACTTTCATCAGCCATAGTGGAATCAAAGTTTATAACACCTGCTTTTTTATCAATTCTAAAAGTAGGATTAGCATTTGCAGTTTCTGTGTTAAGACCATATCTAGCATCTACGGCAAAATCAAAATACCAACACCCCTCATACTCGTAGCCTAATAATCCATTATATGGACTTAAGCTATTTAAATAAATACTTGGTTGTTGTCCTGTAATTCTTGTAAAATCTAAAGGAGAATATTCTGGTTGTAAAGCTTTACCGTCTTGGTCAAAAAGTATTCTTGCGTCATTAGCTTGTAAATAAGCTTTGGCAGAATTTACTTGAACATTCTCTACCATAGGTCTTATAACACCATCTTTATAGTAAGATATTCTAACCCAATTTACATAATCTGAAGGCAAAACAAATCTTAACTCTTCAGAAACAGTTAACTGTAAAACCTTAACTTCTTTAAAAGCATCGTAGTTTAATTCTTGAATTGCTCTTTTAGCATGAAAAAGTATTTTATATCTTTCCTCATTGTTTATTAAAGAGTGGTTACCAGAATACATTAACTGATAGTTTACAACTATATCTTTTAATGATACGTATTGGTACGAACCCCAATTAGCATCTTCAGGAGCATTACCTCCATTTTCGTAATATTCGTATTGGCTGATGTATGACATAATTATTTTTCACTATTAATTTCAGTAGCTTCTTCAGCTCCTGCATATTGAACAACTGATGCCTCTCTAATTGAAACTCCTGCGTATTGTAATATTTTCATTGTTAAATCCGTTGCATCGTCTGGAAACAGTTCAAAGTCTTGATAGTCAGGTTGTGTTTGGTCAAATACAGGTTCATTGCTTGTGCCTAAATCTACATAAGTCCATTTTGGAGGTTTAGGATAACGAATGTATTGACAATTAACAGTTGGTAATGCAACAGGGACTGGATAAATTGTAGCAACACTACCCTCTGTTGTGTATGCAGGGAACATTGTAGATGGTGCAGTTAGAGGAGAAGAATTAAGTAGCAATATTTTACTTTGCTCAATTCTTTCTAACTCTGTACTACCTATAAATATTTTATTAATTAAATAGTAATCACTACCTGTTGTGGCAAGTGATGGTAGAGAAAACTTATCTAAATTTGCTCCTATTTGAGTTAAAGGAGAAGTTACCGAAAAAAAATCAATAACCTCTACATATCCTTTTTTTATGTCAGCATACCCTGTACCTGAAGTTCTTTGGTTTTCTTTGTTTACTTGATAGTTATATGCGTAAAAATAATCTTCAAACAAATCCATTTGAGCTTGTTGTGCATATAAATTAAAATCTTGTGGAGATATGTAGCCATAGTTGTTTTTATTTAATACGGCTAAAACTGTATTTCTAATATCGTTTATCATCCTAACTATTATTTACACAAAGATAATCAAAAAAAAAAGAGGTCTTAAAATAGACCTCCTTCTAAATAATTGTATATTTTTTTAATCCAACAATTTTTCTAAATAAATTAAATCATCTACACCATCATCAGATTGAAAATAAGATGATACTATATAAATTGGGTCTTCTCCAAAAGGAATAGTACAAAGTCTTGTTTTGTTTGTTTTAGTGTTAAACCAAACTTCTTTGTTTTTATTTCTGTATTTAATAAGACCTTCTTCAAATAATTTATGCACCGTTGCTTGTAACTTTAATACTGGATCATTCACAATAGACATAAACTCTTGAGGCTCTCTTTTAGCATAAACTAAAATATCTCTCTTCATTTCATCTGTGCTTATTCTTGATGGGTCTTTTGAGAACAACACCCTTGTTAGGGTTTCTAGTTGTGGTATTGATAAAGAACGTGCCTCTATCATTGCATCAAGCTCTATGTTGATACTTTCAACAATTTCTTGAGCATCTTTTGATTTATCTAATTCTTTAAACTTAACACCATTATGTGGGTGTACATCTAAAAATTTTTGTAATATCTGGTTAGATTTAGGTACTCTTAAAAAACCATCTTCAAAAATAATAGGCTCAATAATTGCATTTTTATCTTGTTCATCTACAAATGGAGATTTTTGATTTCGAGCATAACGTAGTTCTCTGTTTACTCCTGTCTCTGGGTCTACCCAAAGTAATGGGAATCTTCTAGTGTGTCTAGTTGCAAGCATGAAAGATAAAGGTGCTGCATTCCTTGTTAACTTGTAGACTTTGTCTACTCTTTGTACTGTAGTTTTCATTTGATATAATTTAAATTTAATTTATAAAAAAGAGGTGGCATCCCTTCTAGGGTTTCTGCCACCTCTATATTTAAGATACTTAATCTTGGAAGATAAAGAAGTTATTTGCACCTAAAGTACAAACTGCTCTTTCACTCAAGAAGTTCACTTCCATCGCATCTAAGTCAGATGTTCTTGCACCACCTGCTGAACCAGTGATCCAAGTTTTGTAACGTCTGTCTTCAGTTTCTGAAGCTCTGTATCGAACATGTAAGAATGGTCTCTTAGCGTTCTTTCCAAGGATTTGGTCATAAACAGTTGTAGACCCTGCAGGTACTAACAATCCGTTAATGCTTCCAGTACCATCAACTCCACCACGCATTGTTGGGTCGTTTAGGTATTTCCAATCAGACTTGTAAAAGTCATAACCTCTACGGAAACCTGTAAACCCAAGGTTTAACGCCATTTCTTGGTCATTGTCAAAAAGACCATAAGAAGTTCCACCTGCTCCATAAGAGTTTTGAGCTGCTAACATATCATCGATGTCAAATCCAAAGTCTCTGTTCAAGAAAATTACATTCTCTTCAATAGCACCTTGCTTGTCTAAACGTGAAATGATTGCGTCAAAGTCTGCTAAAGCATTAGGGTTTCCACCTGCCCACACATTACCTCTGTTTTGTACTACATAGAATACACCTTCAGACCCCTTGTTTCCAACTTGGTCAGATGTAGTTTGTGTTACAACACCAGAACCTGCTTCAGCAGGAACTGCTTCAATCATTGAAGTTTCTAAATAGTCATCGTAACGTAAACGAGTTTCGTGCTCAGACTTCAAGTACCATAAGTAACCTGTTGCTCCATTTTCAGTAGTAACCTCAATCCATCCGATTTGAGCCATATCAGAACCTGATACTGCGTACTTATCTTTGATGATAATTGGAGAGTTTTCGAAAATGAAATCGTCAGATTCTAATGAACCTTGCATTCCGTTTGTTCCTTTCTTAAATTCAGAACCATAAATGAAAATACTTGCATCAGCATTTCCTAATCCTGAACCACCTGTATAACCTGCAGCATC